ACTACATCGTCTTTGACCTTCCGCTGGCCGGTTACACGAATACCGAGCAACTGGCTGTCTATACGGGCTTTAAGGGCCTGTATACGGCAGCCACGGACGCGCTTATCCAGAAGCTCCTGGGCGGTGAGAACTAATAAGTTCTCGCGAACCAGGTTGGAAGGTCCGACACCACAACTATTCGCTTGCCGTGAGGCAATCGGACGGTTGGCGGTGCCGGGTGGCCGATACGACTCGTACCCTTACCATTAAGGTGAGGGGCCGTGTTCGTAATTGGCCATTCCGTGCTTCTAGAAAGTGAACTCGATAGGCCATGAGTTCTCATGCGCCTCCTCCCGATCATGGGCGGCGATCTGAAGATCGCCGTTCCGTCGGGGGGAGGAGGAAGACTGATGAGCTGCCACGTGCCACTGTCACCCGTAAGGGTATAGCGGTTATTGTGGCCGCCATCAACTTCGCCTATCTGGTTGTCGAAGCTCTTGGTTCCAATTGTGTTAATTGGTTCCATTAACTTCGGTGAGCACACCATACCTGTCATTCTCTCAAGGATTGGAGAGGTGAAGAAATTCGAGAGTGGTCAAACGACTATCCATGACTCGTACAATGGGTTTCTTAGCATCCAATGGATGCGAGTTACCCTATATTTGTACGTGCCCATGGACGTAACCGGTCATACTGTAGGGTCTTTGCTTCGCGGCAAAGGCTTCCAGTTTGATCCTGTTACGCTCTCTATTCTCCACCATCTCCATACTGAGGACGATGTCCTCAGGTCCTGGAGAATGAGGGACGGGGAAAGCCCCTTCCCGCTGGAATAAGTTACGTTCCGGTAGGTATGGTCGACGACAGAGCTAGGGATAGTACACCTTCCAACTAAGGAGGGGACTATGAAAAGCCTGACGTCACTCTGGTCCATCACAGCTCATGAAATGGCTGTGAGATGTTGCACTAGCGCCACGCGCGACATAACAACTGTCGTGCGTCGAACCGAACACGAGGGGTTATCGTTTTTGGCGATAACCCTGGCGGACTTTGGAAAAGCTACCCAAAAGTGGCTTAACCAAGGTTTCGTCGTCCCTTCGGACGCCCCGTCGTTCGCGAGAACTTCGGGTCGCCGTACTGGTCTCCCTGCATTTCTGCAAGGTTTCCTTGGACGTGTGTTCGATTCTAGTAGTGGCGCACTTTTGGACGATCCGGATATCGAAGCAATCTTTGCTATCCGTCAGCTAACGCTGATGTTTAGCAAGATCGCCCTCCCGGAGGATTCCAGTAATGGTAGTCCTCTTCCGGGTGGCAACAGAAATGTTGTTACCCCGGAACGCGAGAGGCGAGCGATGTCCGATTTCATCCAATGTGAGCATGAGGTCAAGGAGTCCGACGCTCGCTTAGATTGGCAATTTCTTGCTGATCTTAAGCGTATGTCGAACTTGCTATTTGGAGAGGTCTTTGCCAAAGTAGATAGAGATATCTACTGGGGTAGGACCTTCCCAAAGCATGGCCCAGGCGCTGTCGC